GTCCACTCCAGCATCAGGCCGTCGTCGCTGTGGCCGAGGTCGACCTTGACCGGGCCGTCCATGCCGCCGCCGCGGTAGGACTCCAGCTTGCGGCCGAGAACCGGCAGGGTGATGGACTTGGCAACGCCGAGGTAGCTGTTGCCGTCGTTGAACAGGTTGAGGTGCTTGAGCTTCTTGGGCAGGGCCATGGTCGGGCGCTCCTACGGCGCGGCCAGGGCCGCGCGGGTGAATGGGGTCAGGCGTTGACGGCGGCGGCGAACTCGACCAGGTAGCGGTCGGTGATGCGCTGGCGCAGCAGCAGGTTTTCCAGCGGCGGGACCGGGGTGTAGTCGTAGTCCAGGTACAGCTTGCCGGCCTTGAGGGTGTCCTTGTCGTTGGCGGCCTCGTCGTACCAGCACTCGCCGCCCAGCAGGTACCCGTTGCGCACCAGCTCGCGGAACTTGGCGTTGATGCCCTCGACGATGTCGCGCACCAGGGACGGGTGCATGGGCTTGTCCACCGCCCAGAAGTGCGCCTCGGCCATGGTGTCGGCCAGCACCTGCGCCGAGCGGGTGTAGTTCTCGAAGGCGAACAGCGGGTCAGCCGAGCAAGTGCGCGAGCCCCAGAAGCGGAAGCCCTCGCGGCGGATCAGGGTGGTGACCTCGTCGGCGTTGAGCAGGCCGGCGTCGGTGGCGGGGTTCTGCAGGTCGAAGTAGATGTCCTTCGACAGGCCCGACACGCCGTTGACCGGCACGTTGGAGAGGGTCTTGTGCCAGCCAACCTGCTCGTCGAGCTTGGCGCGCAGGCCCAGGGCACGGGCCACGGCGTTGGCCGGTGCGTTGGCGTTGGCAACGGTGTCCCAGGAGACGAAGTCCGGCCAGATGAGCATCAGCTCGCGGGCACCGAAGCCGGCGCGGTAGGCCAGGGCCTCGGAGACGGTCTCGCAGTCCCAGCAGCTGGCATAGGCGAAGGCGCGCAGCTTCTCGGCGATGGCGATCATCTCGGTGGTGACGGCCAGGTTGTCCAGACCAGGCACGCCCAGGATGCGCGGCTTGACGCCGAGCTGCACCTCGGCTGCCAGCAGCGCCTGGAGGCCGGTGTACTGGCCGTCGGCGGTAACGCCACCGATGACCTTGGTGGTCTGGTCGGCTTCCTTGGCGGCGGCATCGGCGCCTTCGCCATCAGCCACGCGTACCACGACGGTGACGGGGCTGGCCTGGTCGGCGATGGCCTTGAGGCTGCGCGCCAGGGTGCCCAGGGTGCCCGCCTTGCCGATGGCGGTGAGCACGTCGGTGAGCAGCACCGGCTTGTTGAGCGGGAATACCGTGGCGTCGGCATCGCTGGCGGTGCAGACCATGCCCACCACGGCGGTGGCGATAGTGCGGATGGGGCGGATGCCCTCGTTGATTTCGAGGACGCGGACGCCGTGATGGAAGTCAGTGGCCATTGGGCAGCTCCTGGTGGGCGTGATGCCGTTTCAGTGAGCCTTGAGAGTGACGCGCGCGCGCAAGCGGGGCGAGCGGCTGGCGGTGGAGCGGGGGGCGCTACAGAGCGCAGACGAAAAAAAGCCCTGCCGAAGCAGGGCAAACACGCTGGGCGCGGGGGTTATGCCGGGGCCTCTGCGAGTTGCACGGGGGCGTCGAGAATTTCGCCCGCGCGGCCCTCGGCGATCAGCCCCATGGCCTCGATTTGCTCGACGCCGGCGCGCGTATCGGGCCGAGTGAGGTCGATAAACTGGGAGGCGGCAACGTCGCCCAGGTAGGCGCGCAACCCTGCGGCCGCCGCGCGCTCCGGAATCGGCGCGGTGGGGTTGTCCAGGCTGGCGATCTCGATGGCGGCCTTTTCAGCCATGCTGAACCGCTGCCGGAACGCCAGCACCGTTAGGACTCGGCTGGGCGCGACCGGCGGGGCGCTCGGTTCGGGCTCGCTTTCGGTGAGCGACCACGCGCGGGCAGCATGGTCGAACACGACGAACTGTCCATCCGCCGCGGCGGGCGGTGCGTTGAACGTCAGGTCGGCAGCGATGATTGTGGTGTCGTCCGGCAGCTCGATGGCGTCACCGGGCGTGCCGTTGGGGTTGATGCGATAGGCCTGCATGGCGTGCTCCTTTATCGAATCCGGGTGTACCAGTTGGCGTTGGGCACCTGGTTGGTGGCGTAGGGGTAAGCATCGAGCACGAGCTCCAGCACCTGGCTGGCCGCCTTGAGGCCGAACTGGTTGCTGGTGGTGAGGTAGCGGTAGAGCGTGCCATCTTCGAACTGGCCGATCAGCCCATTTGCAGGGCCTCCCGTGACGGTGAGCGGGGCGCTGGTAAGCCCCTTGGCGAGCTTGAGCAGTTCACCGTTGGGGAAATACTCAGCATCTACCGTGCTGTTGTATTTGCGGTTGATGCATGCGCCACTGCCGTCTGCACCCATCACGCTGGTTCTTACCCCCGGAACCCACCACTGCGTACTGCCGATGACGGCCGCATTGCTGTTTGTGTAGGTGAGGCGGGTGACGGTACCGGTAAGCGACTCCGACAACGAAAAGATCACGCCGGAAATGGTTGGAGATGGCCCACTGACAGGCGCGTAAACCTGGTCGAGGTAGCCGCCTGATACCCAGTACTGGCCCGTCCAGTACAGCCCGCCGTCAGGGTTGGTGATGCCCCGGCCTGCGCCGCTGGCCCAGGTGGCGCCACCGTCGCTGCTATAGCGCGGGGTGTTACCGCAAAGCAGCACATGCAAGCCCTGGCCTACGGTGATGCTGGCGACGTTGCCGGCGCTGCCGCGCGCGCTGGCGGAGATATCAACCCAGGTGGCGCCGTCGGCGGACCAATATACGAACGCTTGGTAGGCGTAGATGAATGCGCCATTGGCAAAAACAGTTTTGCCCAGCGGTGAGAAGTTCGGCACACCGGCGACGGTGGTATCGACCCATGCCGCGCCATCGTTGGTGCTGCGCAGCACTTTACCCGTGGCATACGGGATGACCCATACGTCGTTGCCGAACGCAGCCGGGCCGAGGTCGGCAGTGATGCCGCTGGTTACCGCCGTGAACGTGCTGCCACCGTTGATGCTACGCGTGATAGTACCGGCTTTGCCGGTTGCGATGATGGTGTTGACCCGATTGGAGCCAATGCCGCTGATACCGGTAAGCCCGGTGGCGGTGCGCTCTGTGAACATCTTGGCCGTTACCGCGCCTACGGCGAGGTTGTAGAACTCTGGATAGGCTACGGCGTTGATTGAGCGCGCCACATCGCGCTTGATTGCTTTACCAGAGACACCAATAGAGATGAGGTCGTCGGCGCTGGAGATGCGCCGGGTTTCACCCAGCGGCCAGTCGGAACTGGCGTAGAGGTTGCGCAGTGAGATAGGCATTTACAGCTCCCAGGCGGTGCCGGTCCAGGTGATTAGGATTTCGGCGTTGATGTTGAAAATGAGGCTGGTGTCGGTGGTGGTGCCGACGCGAATGGAGTCGCCCTGCGCGGCCCGGATCAATGGCTCAGCCGCCAGCGATTTGATGAACGCGATGGTCGCTCCAGGGGCGAGGTCGGCGCCTGCCGGCAGGGTGACGGTGATGGTGTCGGCCAGGTAGTAGCGGGCGCCCACAGCGGCGGTGAATGCAGCCGTTTTGCGCAGGGCGGCGCCGGCCAGGGCGCCGGGCGCAACCCAGTCCACCGGGTTTCCCTGGCCGGGGTCTGCTGCACGAACGGGCACCTGGCCGGGCTGGCCACCCTGCAGGCTGGACAAGGTGCGCAGCTCCAGCGCGGCGATGGCGCTGTCGACGTACTCACGGGAGACGTAGACAACGGCGGGGTCGACTACGACGGTGACCTCTGCGGCGGCAGTGAGCTGGAACACCAGGCGCACGTAGATCTGACGACCGGCACCGGTACTCCAGGCCGGCTTGAGGCTGGGCGGGTATTTGGCGATGGCGTAGAGGGTGCCGTCTTCGGCGTACAGCCCGACCTCAGATACGTAGAAGCCGCCTACTTCGTCGGGGAGCGCGGCTTCGACAATCCACCAGCCGGGGTTTGCCGGGTGCGGCTCCACTTTGGTAATTGGCCCGCGCCATTTCTGGTTGCGCAGTGCTGTTTCGCTGCCATCGGGCCGGTATTCGTCGAAGTAGAGCGCGCCATTGTCGATGGCCTCGGGGGTGAGGCCGTCACCAACTGCCATGTCGAGCAGGCGCAGGGGCTGTTGTTGCCCGTGAGTGATGCCCTCCAGCGCCAAACCGGCGGTGGTGACCGTTACGAAATACTCCTGCTCGCTCATGTGAACGCTCCGAGGGGGTAGATGGTGGTGATTTCGCCCGTGGCCATGCCTGCGGCGCTGTAGAGCGCGCCATGGGACGCATGGTCGGTAGCGATCAGCGGTATGACGGTGGTGGTTTCTCCCGTGACGAGGGCGCTGGCAATGTGCAGTTCGCCGGTTTCACTGAGCCGGTGGGCCAGGTTGGTGAGATGCCGGCTGACGGGTTTGGCGTCGTCGAGCAGGGCGGCGGTTGTTTCAAGGTCGGAACCGTCGAGAGCCAGGCCGCTGGATTCGAGGGTGACGGTAAATGTGCCGGGTGTGCCCTGGTCGGTGAGTTGCCACCATTCGCTGATGTGGAGGATAAAGCCCACTGGCTCTACGACACGACGCAGGGCGCCGATGGTGCCCTTGTGCGCATGGATGAAGTAAGCGGCGCGGATGGCGGCGCGCTTGGCACTCTCGGGCCAGGCTTGGGACCAGCGATCAACCGAGAACGCCCAGGCCAGATACGGCAGCAGCTCTACGGGGCAGGTGTCCGGGTTCCAGAGGTCGCGCAGCGGTACGGGCACGCGCTCGATCTGCGCCAGGACCTGGGCGGCGAGGCGCTCCAGCTCGGTGGCGTTGCCGGGCAGCAGGCGGGCGGCCATTACTCGGCCACCGTGACGCTGTAGGCGGTGCAGTAGGGCGCCTGGGCGGAGGTGGCGACGATGTCGGCCCAGCCGGTGAGCTCCACACGCTTGACGCCCTCAATGTGCAGGGCGGCATCCAGCGCGGAGCGGTTGACCTCCATGCCCAGGCGGCGGGTTTTGTTGACCAGGGCGAGCAGGCGAGCTTCGGCAGCGGCGCGGATGGGTTCGGCCTCTGGCCCCACGGTGGTGAGGTGCAGCACGGCGGTGACGGTGTAGTTGAGCACCTGGGCGCTTTGCACGGTGAGGCGGTCGGCCACCGGGCGGCGGTCTTCGTCGTTGAGGTAGGCGGCAACGATGTCGAGCAGTTCCTGGCTGGCGGTGCCATCGCCCAGGGCGCTCTGTACGGTGACGACGGCTTCGGCCGGGGCTGGGCTTTCTGCAGTGGCATCAGCAACACGGCCGTCGGCGCTGCGGGCATGGAAGATGTAGGCATTGCGCGGGCCTGCGACGGACAGGCCCTCCATGGCCATTTGGGTGCGCTCGCGCAGGGCGTCGTCGGCTTCCAGCACGGCGGCCACGGGCGGCACGGCGTTGGGGTTGGCCGGCACGATGGTGAGGCGCTGCACGTTGAACCGCGCGGCGATCTGCTCCAGGTCTGCGCCCTGGGCGAAGGCGAGCATATTGGCCAGGGAAGCCTCATTGACGCGCTGGCGGAGCAGGGTTTCGCGGTAGGCGTTCTCCTGCAGCAGTTTGGTGAGCGGTTCGGATTCCAGCTCCAGAGTGGCGGCGATTTTCTCCTGCTGCTCAGCCGGCCATAGGCTGATGGCGTAGGCCTTGCGCTCGGCCAGGATGGTTTCGTAGTCGATCTGCTCGATGACATCTGGCGCGGGCAGGGCCGAGAGGTCGATGGGGGTGAAGGTGGTCATGCGGAGGCTCCCAGGGTGAGCGGCACGCGCAGGCTGAGCGGCTCGTTGCTGTCGGCGATGGTGCCTTCCAGGTCGAGGATGGCCTGGCCGGCGACGTCGCCGAGGCTGAGCTGCACGCGGCTGAGGCGGATGCGCGGTTCCCAGCGCATCAGGGCCATGGCGGTGGCGGCGTAGGCCTGCAGGCGGGTGGCGCTGTTGAGCGGCCAGTCGATCAGCTCAGCCAGTTGGCTGCCGTATTCGCGGCGCATGACGCGGCTGCCGATCGGCGTGGTGAGTACGTCGGCGATCGACTGCGCCAGGTGCTGGCGGCTTTCCAGGGTGCGGCCGGTGCCGTTGCTCATGCCGGTCATGGTCAGCCTCCTGCGAAGACGTTGGGCGAGCCCTGGGCCACGTTGCTGCCACAGGCAACCGGGTCGCCGATGCGGCCAATCGGCAAGCCGTTGGCAAATACGGTGGCGCTGCCATCGGCCAGCTCGCTAGCGTGGCAAGACGGTGCGGGGTCGCAGTGGGCAGCCCAGCGGTCGCCCTTGCGGTGCACGGCGATGCCGTTAGCGAACACATTGGGACTGCCCGCGGTGGACGGGCGCGGCGGGAATGCGCCGTGGCCGGTGCAGAGATCGCCCTGGCGGGTTACGGCAGGCATCAGTTGAGCCTCACGGCGGCGCCGTTGATGAGGACTTCGCCGACGGCGGTGATGGTGATGTTGCCGCCGCTGTTGAGATTGATGTCGCCCTCTGCGATGACTTCCGCCGTGCCCGGCAGCGTGGCGCGCAGGTGCTTGGCGATGCTGTCGTACTCGATGACCGCGCCGTCGCGGTAGGTGCGGCGGTGCAGGCCATCGCGGTCGCCGTTGGCCGGGATCAGATCGGAGAACAGCCCGGTCAGTACCACACCCTGGGCTAGGTTGCCGGAGGGGCTGAGCAGCACCACCTGCTCGCCCACGGTGGGCGGGTCCCACTCGCGGTCGGCGCCGGCGCGCAGGTTCAACCAGGGGCGCCAGGCGGTGGTGATGTTGCCGCTTTTCACCTGGACGCGAGGCGGCTGCATCTGGACCGCTTCGACGGTACCGAAGCGGACGATGTTTTCGAGCAGGCGGGCAAGGTCGGCGATGTTCATGCCGCTGATGCTGCAGCTCGCGCGCGCGTGGCGCACGGTGCTGAGCCTGTAGCGGGGGGCGCTACAGGGCAAGGGTCAGCGGGTGAGGTGTTCCAGCAGCTGGTCGCGGATCAATTCCAGGTCGGCATCGGTGAAGCCGAGCAGCTCGCGGCGCTCGTACTGCACCTCGGCCTGGCCGCGTTCGGGGCGGTCGCGCAGGCCGTACTGGTGGACGCGGGCGATGCGGGCCACGCGGCCCATGAAGCCGATGGCGATGGCATCCGCGCTGCTCTGCACCTTGAGGTG